CAAGCCGTAATTTTACGAGTTTAGATCAAATGCGTTGTTGGCTTGGCAGCGGCTTGCACGTCAAGCGACTTCATCCTGATCTTTCTGTTTACAACTTGGCAAGTCTTGATGCCAATGGCAAAACTGCTGGTCCCAGCAACTTGTTTACTGATCTTGTGTTCTACCTGCTGACCAATCAAATGGCTGGAGCGGGTGGTTTATTGAGGATGGATGAAACTAGTCCGTCTTTGTTGAACGAACCAGATTTCGTGGAAACTTCGCGTTTTCTGTACGCGCAAAAACTGTTTTTCAATGGCGTACTTGGAGATAAGACAAACCTTCGTCAGTACATCACAGACACAGCGCCTTACTTCCTGTGCAACTTTGTGATTATGGATGGCAAGTTTTCACTAAAACCTGCTGTTCCTCACATGCCTGAAAGCGGGTTGATCAATCTTGGCCCAGTGCCTATTGAGCAGCTGTTCACCGCTGGCAACATTCTTGAAGACAGCTACAAGCTTGAGTACTTGAGAAGCGAAGAGCGCAGGAGCTTCAAGGCTGTGATGCGTTACAGGGAAGAAAGTAAGAACAAGTTTCCACAGGAGAAAACCATCGATGTCAAGTTTGAAAACGATGAAGAGACGGAGTTATTTGAGTTGCCGCAAGAGCAATTTGATTTGACGCAGTTCTGCACTTCAGAGGCACATGCAATTCAAGTTGCTAAATACTTTTTGGCAATTCGCAGGCTTGTACAACATACGATTAGTTTTTCGACGACTGTCCACGGCTTGAACTTGAGGGCAGGGTCTTACATCAAGGTGATCACGACATCAAGCCCATACTCCAGTGCAAACAATGGAACGGTTAGCAGTGCTGGGCAAATCACAAGTGTGCAAGACATGCCTGATGGGCAGTATTCAGTGTCCTTCTTCCAGACAAATTCAGAAGAAGTTGAAGAGGGCACGATGAATGTCAGTAGTGGCAGGGTGTCTGATGAGAGGTTCCACGATTCTGTATTTACGATCAAGGATGAAAGCGTTTCGCAAAACGTTTACGTTGTTGAGCAGCTCACGTTTTCACAGGAAGGCACTGTGGATATTGTCGCTTCAGAGCATCCTTGTGATGCTAATGGTGTAAGTGAACTCGCTAAGCTGATTGCAAGCGATGATGATTTTAGAATCGTTCGTAACTGATGGCTTTTCCTACGTTCGTTCCCACTTCACGTTCATTTGAGTCGGGGGATTATCCGGTTAAGACATTTAAGGCGCAAAACGGTGCAGAACATCGGATTTTGTATGGCAGCAATCGCACTAACATGAAGCTCTCCTTGAGTTATGCAAATATCACAGATGCCAAGGCTGAGCAGTTTTTAGATCATTTCGACGAAGTGCAGGGAACGTTCCAAACGTTTCATATCAGTGAAGAGCTTCGCGGTGGCTGGGAAGGATCAAAAGACGCGCTTGGAGCGGGAACTCACGGAAACAGGTACAGATATGAACAAGCGCCTCAAATGACGCAGGTGCGGCCTGGGGTTAGCACTGTTACAGTGAATTTGATTGGCGTGATCTGATGTCCTCGTCGTTCTACACCGGCAGACATGGAAGCTTGCTGCTAGAGGGCGTCAAGGTTGCCCAAGTGCAGAACTGGACGCTCAACACGTCTGTTTCTTTGTTGAGCACGAAGACGTTAGGCGAAACCGACGATCAATTTATCGTTGACAGTCGCAACACTAGCGGCAGCTGTCGTGTGCTTTATTACGCTGATGGAGCAAATAGCGCCGGTAGGTTTATTAGCAAGGTAATTAAGGCACGAGACGGCGACAACCAGAATGCACCGTTATTTCAGGGTGACGATGTAGCAGGCGAAGAAGAACGCTCTGACTTGCGTTTGAAGGTAGACGATGGATCTGCTGATGGCCGTTACATCCAAATGCGTGTATTTATAACCAACATAACTTTAACGATGGCAGTTGGTGAAATTTTTGCCGCTGACATTTCATTCCAGTCTCACGGTGCTCCTAATCTGGTCAACCTCTAATGACTGTTTACCTTGGAACGCACGGCGAAATTGAGCTAAGACGTGTCTTTAATGGCGACACGTTGCGCTCAACGATTGATGCTGCTGACGTAAACGCAATCGAAAAGCGGTTTAGCTTTGACTTCGAGCACGGCCAGCTAGTAACAGGCGATCAAATTGAGATTACTAGCACAGACGATAGTGCTCTTGACTTTGTTGATAGTTATACAGATTCCAGCATTAAGAAGTTTATTTATGTTGACGAGCTAGACGGTATCAGGCTTTATAACAGTTTTGCCCATGCAGTCACTGGTGGCAAAACAAATGCGATTGCTTTAGCAGCACCTGGAAATGCAATTCCAATCGAAGTAATTGTTGAATCTGCCGCACCACGTCTTTTGGCTCAAGTCAATAGTTTTGAGATCAATACTGAGCGTGAAACGGTTGACACAACAGTGCTGTCCGATGAGTTTCGCTCCAGAGTCAACACCCTGATTTCCGGCTCTGGTCGCATTACTGCTTTCTGGGAATATACCGGAAACAGCACTCAAGAAGTGCCGATGTATTTATACGAGTTAGCGCATCGCACAAAGGTTGGCAGTAATTTCATTGGACGTTTCTACATTAAAAAGTCTGGATACAACCCAAGCGGTGTTACAGATCGCGGAGACGATGAAGTTTGGTGGCGCGTTGAAGGGATCATTACAGCAGCAGCCATCCAGTTTTCACCTGATAGCACAGTGCAAATCACTGCCGACTTCATAACAACAGGCGAGCTGAGGCTAAGGATCAAGACTGTAGTGCCAGATGCTCTCTTGCAAGAGGACTCTGGTGAAATACGCTTGGATCAAGACAGCGGCGCTAAGCTGCTGTTACAGCAGGACGTTTAAAACGGAGCTAGCCGCCCATGGCTGATTTAAAAATTAGCGAGCTTAATGCGCTTGCTGGCTCTGCTTTAGCCACTGGCGATCTAGTTGCTGTTGTTGATAGCAGCGCCAGCGAGACTAAAAAACTGACAATTGGCGATTTAATCGCTAATGGCGTCACTTTGATTAGTGACGATACGATTCCTGGAGCCAAGATTTTATTTGCTGCTGGTGGCATTGCCACGGCAGACATTGCTGATTCTGCGATCACCACTGCAAAGGTTGCTGATGATGGCATTACGGCAGCCAAACTTGCTGACGAATCAACCGTTGATTTAGTTACAACGCTGCCTGCGTCTGGTGCTTTTCTTGGGCAGCTTGCTCTAGATACTGACGACAACAATTTATATGCGTGGTCTGGGTCAGCTTGGCTAAGCCTTAAAGCTGCTGGTTCAATCAATACCGTTAGCGGTAGCACTGTTGGCATCGTTGACATTACTGCGACGACAACTGGTAGCAGCGTTGAGATTGCAGCCGTCATCAATAACACGTCTGCAGCCAATCAATTTATGGCTGGACCTACCAGTGCTGGTGGTGCAGTTGCGTTTAGAACGATTGATGGCAGCGATATTCCGGTTGCGACTAGCAGCGCCAAAGGCGGTGTAGTGGTCAACGGTGAAGGACTCCGCATGGATTCCAACACTATTGAGGTTGACAACGACGTAACTGCTAGCGCCACGCATCATGTGGTGACGTATGACGCCAAAGGCTTGATCACTGGCGGTCGTGCAATTACGTCTACTGATTTGCCTGCTGCAACCAGTTCTGCAAAAGGTGCTGTTATTCCTGGCACGGGATTATCAGTTGACGGTAGCGGCAACCTTAATCACACCAATACTGCAACGACTGGCACCTTTCCCAAGGTGACGATTGATGGTCAAGGTCATGTCACATCTGGCGAATCGCTTTCTGCGGATGATGTTCCTGATCTCCCGGCATCAAAGATTACGAGCGGCACGATTAGCAGTGCGTTGCTTGCTTCTGGTGCGGTAACCGGCACAAAGCTAGCGGATCAATCAACTTGCAAATTTGGTGGTGCGGGTGGAACCGATAATGTCGTCACTTTCCCCGAGTCTGATTATAAAGGCCAGCTCTTTTTCGATGAGCTGAACGAAGACCTTTACATTCACACGGGAACTTCGTATCTGCCGATCACGATTATCAGCGGCAACTTGGTGCTTGCTGGAACGTATGACGCGAGTACAAACCTGCTGGATAGTGTGACCAGTGAGGGTAGTGCTGCTGGCTTTACGAATGGAGCCGCACTTCCTGCTCCGGCTAGTACAAACCAAAACTATTACGTCGTCGTCTCAAATTCGGGAACCGGCTCCGGAAATGCACCTGCAGTAGCACTGGCACCGCCAGACATGCTGCTTTCTACAGGGTCTGGAACGTTCACTTTGATTGACGTTTCCAACGCAATCGCTGGTCAAACTGCTGCAAACATCAGCGTTACGGCTGCAGGGAACATCTCTTCGACTGATGTTCAGGCTGCGCTGCAAGAGCTTGACACCGAAAAAATTGCCAAAGCTGGTGGCACGTTCACCGGCAACGTCAATCTGGGCACTGGCGTTGACCTTGTTTACGAGGGCGCAACAGCTGACGACTATGAAACGACGATCACGGTCACTGATCCGACTGCTGATCGCACAATCACGGTGCCGAATGTTACAGGCACCCTCGTAACCACTGGTGATACGGGCACAGTCACCAGCACGATGATTCTGAATGGCACGATTGCCAACGCAGACATCAGTGCGACTGCTGAGATTGCAGTCAGCAAGCTCGCAAACGGCACTGCCCGTCAACTGCTGCAAACTGATGCTGCTGGAACGGGCGTTGAGTTCACCAGCAATGTTGATATTCCTGGCACGCTGGATGTCACTGGAGCGGTGACTCTTGATTCAACGTTGCAGGTTGTCGGCAACATCAGTACTGACGCCAGCTTGGTCTTTGAGGGTTCAACTGCTGATGATTTTGAGCTGACGCTGAGCGCTGCTGATCCGACAGCTGACGTTACCGTCACGATTCCTGCAAGCACTACAACCCTTGCGGGTCTTGCTATTGCTCAAAGCTATACGAAAGCACAGCGTGGAACGCCTGTTGCGCTGACCGATGCAGCAACGATTGCTGTTGACCTGAGCTTGGGCAACAATTTCAGCGTGACACTGGCAGGCAACAGGACATTGGGCGATCCAACGAATGTGACTGCTGGTCAATCGGGTGTAATCGTCATTACGCAGGATGGCACAGGTTCTAGAACGCTTGCATACGCAGGGTCAAAATGGAAATTTGCTGGTGGAACGGCACCAACTTTGACTGCAGGTGTTGGCGGTGCAGTTGATGTTCTTGCCTACTATGTGGAAAGTTCCAGCCGGATTACGGTTACTTCGCTGCTGAACGTGTCATGAGTATTCCTGGAGCTGCAAACCCGCTGTTGTTTGCGAGTATTGCAGCAGCACCAGCGGCATTTCAGATAGATCGCAGCTTGCGATTTAACAGCGCAGATAGTGCATATTTAAATGCGACTTTAGGTACGGCAACTGATCAGGATGTTTTTACCCTTTCAATGTGGGTAAAACGTGCAGTGCTTGGCGCTGCACAATCATTGTTTGGAGTGTCTACGAACCATCATCTGAAATTTCTGTCAGATGACAAGCTTAAATTGACTATTGCTGGCAACGGTGTAACAACAACCACTGCAGTGTTTCGTGACCCTGCCGCTTGGTATCACGTTGTTTGGCAGCAAAACGGAACAGCTCACACTCTTTACGTCAATAATGTGAGTGTTGGCACAGGTACTGCAACGTCTAGTGTTTTTAACACTGCGGTTGCCCATCAAATTGGAGCAAATAACACCACTAATTTTCTTGATGGTTACCTAACAAACATCCTTTTTATTGACGGTCAGGCTCTACTTCCTACCTCTTTTGGTCAATATGATGACAATAACAATTGGAACCCAAGGGCATATTCTGGAACGTTTGGCAACAATGGTTTCAGACTGCGCTTTAACGACGATACAAATACAACGACAATTTCCGAAGACAGCAGCGGCAACAACAATGACTGGACTGCCAATAACATCAGCGTTACTGCCGGTCCTGGTAACGACAGCCTGATCGACACGCCGACGAATTACGAGGCAAGTCCTAACAATGGCGGGAACTATGCGACGTTGAATCCGCTGGCAACATCTTCTCAGCTTGACTTAGCAGACGGAAATTTAAACGTTTCATGCGGAGGTGCTGATAAAGGATCTAGTCTGGCGACAATTATGCTCAGCGGCTCTGGCAAATACTACTTTGAGTGCGATATGACTAACGACAAGAACGGGGCATGTGGAATTGCACCTGCTGAGCTTGCCTACAGCGTTGGAACTAATACTCGATTTGGCAGGGACGAATCTGGACATGCCTTGCGCATGGATACTTCTAAATACCAAGCAAACAGTAATGCTACAAATGTTGACTATAGCTTTACTGTTGCAGTAGGCGATATTATTGGCTGCCTAATTAATTTAGACGATGATGAAATTTCATGGTCTCAAAATGGGACAGTGGGAACTGCTTATAGCATTGATGCTGATACTGCATGGTTACCTTTTGCAGGATGTTTTGATGGGGCTGGGGCTACAGACCACACTGTCAATTTTGGACAACAGCCTTTTCAACACCTGCCGACTGGTTATCAATCAATCTGCACAACGAATCTACCGGAGCCAACGATTGCCGATGGTTCGACGGCGATGGATGTGGCGCTCTATACGGGCAATGGTTCAACGCAGACTATTAGCGGGTTGGAGTTTAGTCCTGATTTTGTGTGGATTAAAAACAGAGTTGTCGGCGATTCTCACGGGTTATTTGATGTAATTAGAGGCGCTGAAGAAAGGCTTCGAAGCGATACAACTGGGGCTGAGCAAACACAAACCAACACTTTGACATCATTTAATTCGGATGGGTTTAGCCTTGGTAATCAAGTTTTTAACGATAGTGGTGAAAGTCTCGTCGCTTGGGCATGGGACGCTGGAACGTCAACGGTAAGCAACACTGACGGCAGCATCACTTCTAATGTCCGCGCCAATCCTTCTGCTGGGGTCTCGATTGTTAGCTGGACTGGGGATGCTACTAACGCAAGAATTGGTCATGGTCTGGGTGCTGCACCAGGATTCATAATTGTTAAAAACAGAGATGCCAGCGCGGACTGGATGGTTTTTCACCAAAAAGCAGATCCCGTCATTCCCGCAAACAAGTATTTGGAACTCAATACCGCAAACGCTCGGGTGGATGCTACGAAATGGGACGACTTCTTGCCAACATCTACGGTGTTTGGTGTTAATGGTAGTACTACTAGCAATAGTAATAACGACGAGATGATCGCCTACTGCTTCGCACCTGTCGAAGGCTTTAGCGCGTTTGGTTCGTACACCGGCAACGGTTCATCTAATGGTCCGTTTGTTTACACCGGATTCCGACCAAGATGGATTTTAATCAAAGATACTAACGGCGCAATTCATTGGAGACTGCTTGATACTGCGAGAAATACTTACAACTTGGCTGAAAATGGCCTGCGTCCAAGCAGTGCAGATGCAGAAAATACAACAAACATGGCAATGGATATTCTTTCAAACGGGTTCAAAATTAAAGCGACTGCAGCCATTAACGCAAGCGGCAATAATCACATATATGCCGCATTTGCTGAGCATCCCTTCCGCACGGCAAGAGCGAGGTGATCGCTTAGCCGGTAACATCGACTTATCGCCCCAGACTCATGCCTTATCAACTTGGCGACCGCACACTGCAGCTTGACGTTCCTTGGGAGCACGATGGCGTTCAATATCCTGCCAACTGGTTGCGACTGAGCACTGCACAAGATCGTGCAGAGCTTGGGATTGTTTGGGTCAACAACGATCCAACGTGGAACCAGAAATGGTATTGGGGATACGATTCTGACGGCAACCTGATTCCTAAGACCTACACCGATCTGAAGGCTCTTTGGATCGCTAACACTAAGGACACGGCATACAAGCTGTTGCAGCCGTCTGATTATCTGTGGCCCAAGCTCCAAGAAGAGAACAGCAGCTTTGCTGCAGCAAAAACAGCTTATGACGCATCGCCTTGGAGCACTTGGCGTTCAACAATAAGAACTGAATGCGCTGCAATGGTGACTGCAATAGAAGCTACTGCTGATGTTGGTGACACATCACCTTACGCAGATCTTGGGCGAGTGCAGACACTGCAGCAATATATTGAGAGCAGCAGTTATAACTCATGGACTGCTAAGCCTGACAACACCCCACAATAAGGAGCCGCAATGTCAGTTCAGCCGGGCACTTACAACATCACGCTTCAGCGTCGGGCTGATTACAGCGTGCTTCTGCAGTTCAAAGACAGCACAAGCAGTGCCATTGATCTAACTGGTTATACGGCATATGCACAAGTATGGAACGAAGATCGCAGCACAAAATATGCAGATTTTGCGGTCGTTTACACCAATAGAACTAACGGTCAAATTACAATTAGTTTGACCGATACACAAACCACGACCTTTACTGATGAACTTCGATATGACGTTCTTTTAGAAGATGGCAGCGGCAACAGAGAATATTATCTAGAGGGCATTGTTTTTGTTAGCGAGGGTTACACGGCACCATGACAACCGTAAACGTTACCACTACTGCTAACACTGTCACTGTTACTGAAGACGGCTCTTCTACTGTTGTTCAAAACCCAGTAACGACGGTTGTCACTGCGACAACAGCTGGCCCACAAGGTCCATCAGGAGGTGGTGGTGGTGGAGCGACAATTACTGTTGGCACGGTAACGACAGGTGCTGCAGGCAGTAGCGCAACTGTTACTAACTCAGGAACATCAACCGACGCAGTTTTCGATTTTTCGATTCCTAGGGGAGATACAGGTGCAACTGGTGCTACTGGTGCTACAGGCGCTACTGGTGCCGCTGGAGCAGATGGAACAGATGGAACAGATGGAACAGATGGCGTAGACGGTGCTGCTGCAACGATTGCCGTTGGAACGGTTACGACAGGCGCTGCTGGAAGTAGTGCAACAGTCACCAATAGCGGGACTTCAGCTGCTGCAGTTTTTGACTTTTCTATCCCTCAAGGTGCAACCGGCGCAGCCGGTGCTGATGGCACTGATGGCACAAACGGTACTGATGGTGCTGATGGAGCAGCTGCAACGATTGCGGTTGGCACGGTAACTACTGGTGCAGCTGGATCAAGCGCAACTGTTACTAACAGCGGAACGTCTTCTGCAGCAGTCTTTGATTTTTCAATTCCTCAAGGCGATACAGGTGCAACTGGCGCAACTGGTGCTGCAGGTGCAGATGGTGCTGATGGCGCTGATGGTGTGGGTGTTGCTGCTGGTGGAACAACAGGACAAGCACTCGTAAAAGCATCAGGCACTGACTACGACACAACTTGGACGACGCTTACTACTGGCACTGTTACCAGTATTGACGTAACTGGCGGCACAGCTCTTACTTCTACAGGTGGCCCAATAACTTCAAGCGGTTCAATTACTATCAACCTTGACAATACTGCGGTAACTGCAGGCTCTTACACTAACGCTAATATCACCGTAGACGCTCAAGGTCGTCTCACTGCTGCATCTTCCGGTTCTGGCGGTGGTGGTTCTGTCGATTTTGATCCTGTCGTTGCTGGGATGATCTTTTAATGGCCGCTCCAAACATTAAGGCACCCACAACGGTAACGGGCAAAACCGCACGTTACGCAGTAACCGCAACGATTGGTGCTGCCCTAAGTAATGCTGCTGCCAGCGGCAAGGTACTAAAGATCAACTCGATTTTTTGCGCGAATGTTGATGGAACGAATTCCGCCGACATCAGCGTCAGCATTTATGACGGCAGCAATGACCGCTATATCGCGAAGACTATCGCAGTGCCTGGTGGAGCGACCCAGATCTTGAGCACAAAAGAAACATACTTTTATCTGGAAGAGGGCGACTCAATTCGTGCAGTTGCATCAGCAGCAAGCGATCTTGAACTGGTAATCGGTTACGAGGACATTTCCTGATGAAACTCGGCAGAATCGGCAGCAGCGCAGACAGGACGGACTGGAGCGGCGTCTATTCTCCATCCGACAATGTAGAAAAAACCAAAAAGATTAATCAGCTAGAAAGCTATGTTTGGCGAAGAAACTACTCATTTAATAGTCCTTTTTTCCGCCTAAATAGACCAAGTATCGCTTACGGCGACAAAGACACAAAGATCTATATTGCCGACGCTAGCACCGCAACGGATGCTGAAATGCGTCAATACAATCTGACAACTCCAGGTGATCCATCAACAGCTACAGATTCAGGCAATTCTCTGTCATTTCCTGACGGTGGGGATTTTGACGATCTGAATATGGCATTCAGCCCTGATGGCACAAGAATGTATATCAGTTTTTTTAATGGCTCTGCTCAAATTTTCGTCCCACCTGAGCAGTACAACCTTTCAACTGCTTGGGACATCTCAACAGCAGTTCCAAAGGTTAAAAGGTTTTTTGTTGGGTCGGATGAGGGAACCCCTTTTGGCTTGTATGTTAAGCCAGATGGAACCAAAATGTATGTTGTAGGAACAACGGGCGACGACATCAATGAGTACGATCTTTCTACGGCTTATGACGTATCCACAGCAACGTTCAACCAAAACTTTAGTGTAAGCGCACAAGAAACCAACCCAAGAGGAGTTGAGTTTAAGACAGACGGAACAAAGATGTACGTTGTAGGCACCAGCGGTGACGATGTTAATGAATACAACCTTTCAACTGCTTGGGACGTAAGCACTGCTTCTTATAGTCAAAATTTTTCTGTCAGCGGGCAGGAGGCGAATCCCTACTCAGTTCGTTTCAAGCCTGATGGGACAAAGATGTATGTGACCGGCACTAGCGGTGATGACATCAATGAGTACAGCTTGTCAACAGCTTGGGACGTAAGCACTGCAAGTTATGTTCAAAATTTCGCTACTGGTGACAGCACAAACACCGGAGTTGCATTTTCTAGTGATGGCACAAAGATGTATACATGCGGGCAAACGTTTGATTACATTAAAGAGTGGAATTTGAGTACAGCTTGGGACGTTAGCACCGCAACTCTCAATCAAATTAGCGGTGGCTTGGTCAATAATCCTGGCAGCATTCAATTAGTAGACGACAACAAGTTTTATGTAGTTGCTAGTTACAGCGACAGGATTCACGGCTACACCCTAAACACTGACAAAGACATCAGGTCGATTGATGGCATAGTTCAAGGTGATGATGAGCTAGAAACAGGGAATTACGACACCCTGTTTGGCTGCGCCATAAGCTCCGATGGGACTAAATTTTTTGTTGGAGATTACGACAACAGGGACAGGATCACAGAGTTCAGCTTGTCAACTGCCTATGAGCTGACAGGAGCAACCCGGACAGGAAATTTCATACAAATCGAGCCTGGAACTCACGAGTCACTGCCATTTGCGCTTGATTTTTCAAAAGACGGCAAAAGAATTCTTGTTGCAGGCGGCGATGCAACAAGAGGTATTTTCATGTATAACCTTTCTACAGGCTGGGATATAACTACAGCGACTCTAAACAAGCAGCGACTCAACGTTTACGCCACTAACAACGCAGGAACTGATACTGCAAACTATGAAACTATGACTGATCCTGAGTTGTACGGCGCTGGAACGCCAGCAGATATTGACGCTATTGCCGTTACTGAAGATGGCACAAGCATATTGATTGCGCATGATGAGCGCTATTCTGAGTATAAACTTTCCTGCTGATGGCTAAGCCAAAAAGCCTAACAGGCGAGACCTTTGTAAAAGGAAAGCCTAAAAAAACCCGTCAAGGCAACGGTAAAAACTCCAAAGCTAGTCACAATAGAAAAAAGTACAGAGGCCAAGGAAAGTAATGGACAGGCACACATATGAAAATTGGAAGAAAATAAAAGAACTCATGGAACGAGAAGGCCGCACTGACACCTTGTTTTACAAGCGTGCCTGCATGATCCTTTCCGGCAAAAAAGACCCATTAGAATAGGCTGAGAGACCTGGAGAACCTGCCGTGGATGTGTTCTCCGGCGTTGCAACAGTCATCATTGCATCAGCCACTGGCGCGTTGTGGCGTCTTGACAAACGTTCCAGCGTGATGGATGCACGCATCACTTTGGTTCTTGAGCAAATTACGGCATTACGATCAGACCATAAAGAACGATTGGACGATCACGAAAAGCGGTTGCGTGCTTTAGAGCAGGATCATTAAAATTAAAGCGTCTATATTTTTTACACATGGACCCCGCAACCACTGCAATGATCGCTATTGCGATTGCCGCTGCGTCTGAGATCATCGCTCTGTCTCCTCTTCGCAGCAACAGCATCGTGCAAATTGTGGTCGAAGTGCTCTCGCGTATCTTCCCAAAAAAGTAAGCGGCATTCCAGAAGACGGAAGATGGCTAGTTCGGTTTGGTGATAAACACTGGACCGAACATGTCACAAAAGCCGCGCAGGACTTCAAGTTCCATGCAACGCTAAAACCTCGTCTTGACAACGAGATTGAGGAGTGGCACGCCGCTCAATTTGGGGACAAACCACGCACCATCGTTACGCACCACCCCAGTACGGACACGACTGGCTTAGGTCCACCAATCAGCATTCGCTATCACTGGTCCGATGAATCCGAAACCGATCCGACTGATTAACCTGTTCAAGTATTACAAGGCATTGCCGCATCAAAATGCAGCAATTCAAGAGCTTGAAGCTGAGATCAATGCGTTAGATCCAGGTATTTTGATGCGTGGTGCTGAATGGTATAACACTTGGAATTCTGCGTTAGCCGTAAAGCCTGCCACGTTTGACAATAGCTGGGACGGAATTTACAACTGCGCGAAAGAAGCTGGGGCTAAGTTTCCTGAAGTCGTTGCAGCTCAATGGGCGCTTGAATCTGCATGGGGTGAGCATGTAAGCGGCAAAAACAACTACTTTGGGATTAAGGGCAAAGGCACGATTAAAACTACTTGGGAGGATTATGGGAATGGTCCTGTAGTAATTAAAGATGAATTCAAAGACTTTGACACGCCAATGGATTGCATCAAAGATTTAGTTGACAAATGGTATAAAGATTATCGCACATATAAGGGCGTCAATCGTGCCATAACACCTGAACAATGTGCATCTTTATTAAAGATTGAAGGTTACGCAACCGATCCTAATTATGCGTCGAAATTAGTGTCTATCATGAACCGCCAGAAGCTAGAATGAAATAGCTGCCCTGAAGATTTTGACTGATCTAAATGACAGCCAAGATCATCAAATTGCAGGGACTGAATTAATACCAAGAAAGCAAGCAAAGCTGCGTTTTCGTGATTCAATTTTGGTCAGTTGGGGTTACTGTTGTGCGTATTGCGGGGAAATGTTGAATGAACACAATACAACGCTTGATCATGTCGTTCCACGTCACGCTGGTGGTCTTACAGAACGCAAAAACCTAATTGCTGCGTGCTTTGGGTGCAATAGCAACAAAAGCGGTAGGGAATGGAGGGAATGGTTTAGAACCCGTTCATATTGGTCAGAATGTCGTGAGCGATGGATTGAAGAATGGTTGGAGCAATAGTAAAATTAAGCATCGAACAATTTAGATGACTGTTCTTGCTGACTGGCAGATCCGCAGCTATTGCGAAAGCTCTCAAATGGTTCATCCCTTTGCGTTGGATCTTCTCAATCCAGCATCGCTTGATGT